AAAAATTAGATTTGTAATCCATATTATCCTATGTCTATATCTGCTTCTAATAACTCATCCCATATTGGGTCAGGTAATATTCGTTTAGCTGCTTTAAAAATATTAGATACTGTATCAGTAGGTATAGCCATACCACCATTGTCACCAGGTCCATAAGGTATTCCTGATTGTATTGGTTCAAAAGGTTTGTTTGTTGGTGCAGCTATATTCATAGGTGGCAAGTTAGGAATGCTAGGCATACCTCCTGTAGCACCTACTTCTTGTTGCATTGGACTAATAGCTTCTGCTTGTTGTTCCAATGCTGTTGTTTGTCCTGTTGGGTCGCCTTCCATTCTAGGTGGTGCAACTATATCTGCAAACGCACCTGATTGTGTTAGGTCAGTAGCTTCCTCTAATGCTTTACTTTTTCTTCCTCTGTTATATTTAGCCAAAGAAATCATCTCCTAGTCTTGGGTTATATTCGTACTCGAATGTTAAATTAATAAAAAAGTGTGGATGTGGTGTAGGTATAGTAATAAAGTTTTTCATAACTATCTCTCCCTCATCTGTGCCTGTAAATACATCTTCAGACCAATCTTCTCCATTAATTATATTATAAAACTTAGCGATAACTTCTTGTTCATCCACCAGGTACTCCTTGTGGTTGTGGTGGTTGTTGACCTAATGCACCTAGAACTTGTTCTATTCCTGGTAATCCACCACCTGGACCTGTAGGTATTTGTGGTCCACCTTGTCCAAGTAAAGCTAATTCTTCTGGTGTAGGTTCTTCACCTTCTGCTGTATAAAATTTATCTAGTATCTCTGACATTTTTTGTGGATTTTTTCTAATCTCTATTGCTGCCATTAATGCTTTTTGGTCACCTTGTGCAGCTTGTGACATAAGTGTTTCAAACAAAACAGTTTCTGCTTTTTCAGAATGTATACGTTGTTGTATTCTACTTATGTTATCTAATCCATCCATATTTTCTTGTAGTGTTTGTGTATCAATAATTCCTTGTTGTTTTAATTGCAAACCAGTAATAATTTTTTGTGCTTCATCAAACCCTGCCATAACACCATAAACTCTTCTTGTTTCATAGATTTCTGATATGTCAGATTCTGGTGTGTAGTTTTCTTTAAAGGATGTTCCTTTATATCTACCTGCCATAGGTTTACGAAGTTTACCAAACATCAACTCATCATATTCAAGTCTTTTAGCATCCATTTCCTCTAAAGCATCTTTCATAATAGTTTGATACTCTCTAACGTGTAATGATGCAGATTGACCTAACTCCTCTAAACCTCTACCAGTAACAAAACTGTTAGGAGATTGTCCATCATCAGATACAGGATATGATGCACCAAGTCGCAAGTGTCGTTCAAGTCTATCTACTTGTTGAAATAATTGGTATGGTAGATTATTGACTGGCTTTGACACTTGTGAACCTGGAGTTAAATAGTTAACAGCAAATCTGCCTTTTCTATATTTTCCTGATTCAATCTCACCGACTATGTTTGTTTCTGTAAATACTGCATCTTCCATAGCAATAGTTCCAAGAATATTAATCTTTGCCATGTTTGCCATAAGACCTGTAATGTGTTGAAACTGTGATTGCATTTGGTCAAACGCATATCGTTTAGCTATAACAAAAGCAGGACCAGATTTAAGTATGTTAGGTATAAAATCTATAATCTTTTTATTTTCTGGTAGGAATACGTATGTTCCTTCTTTGTCATAATACTGAACCACTACTTTTCCATGACCTGTTGAGTTCGCCCAACTACCTGCTCTATCTGTACTATCAAGTAGTGCAGAGTATGGATTTTGAAAACCTGTGTTATCTTCTTGTTGATATATATATGCTTTAGCTTCTGGATATTGGTCAGCTAATATTCTATGTGGAACTCTACGAATAATTGCTAACTCATCAGGTTGTTGGTCATTACCAAATGTTCCTGGATAGCAAGTAAATGAATCTTGTAGTTCAGCATATGGATAGGGAACATTATCTCTATCCCTTCTATGTGATATTGTCCACACAACAAAACCATAACCAGGTAACCATCTAGCTGCTTGTGGTAATTGTTTATCTAGTTTTTGAAACTTATCATAAGATGTAACAATTCTCTCTATTTTCTCTGATTTTCTTTTAGCTCTCTCGCTATCTTTTTGATTAATTACATCAACTTTTAAATCAGGACTTCTACCTAGTTTTTGTGCAAATCTTTCTAGTGCAGTTAAAAATAAGTTAGGTGCAGGTAACTCGTGGTACTCCACATTAATTGTATTACCTAGCAACGCTTTAACTGCTGCTTCTCCACCATTCATAATGTCACGAATCCTAGACCTATCAATCATTTGTTCTTGATTAATAACTCTTAGGTAATCTATTCTGTCGTATAATTTTTCACTATCTAATGGCATTTATCTCCAATTATCTATATCCATGTTACTAGATTCGTACCCTGTAAAGCTAGGATTATAATCATATCCTAGTTCTGCAAAGCGTTCTTTTTGCATACGCCTAATTGCTCTCATTGGAAACCAACTAGCCATAACAATATCAGTTTTTGTACCCACGCTCTTGCTTTTGTTCCTAGCAGAACTAAAGTACACTAACTGACTTGTATATAAGTTTACCTTCTCTTGTGCTTCAAAGCTAAGATATGGCAAAGAAATATTTTGTTCTTGAAACATAGGTCGCATAGCTGTAACACCATAAATTGGGTCAAACTTATTCTTGTGTGTTTCGTGTCCTTCTAAAAATATTCCATGCTTAGATGCAAACTCTCTAATACTTTTATCTTGTCGTATTGCTTTTTGAAAACCATTTTCCTCAATAACCCAATGTGATAAATTATATTTAACCCACCACTCTTTCATTATCTCTAGTGCTTGTGGAATACCACCACCTAAGTTGTTATTCATATCTACCATATGCAACTTGTTAGTTACTGAATCGTATGCCCATAAAAATGCAGCTTGATAACCTGTAGATGCAGGGTCTAATCCTGCTATAAGTCTTGTACCTTGTGGTACGTGTCCAATGTCACGTTTTTGGTCACGACATTCCTCTATCTCTACTCTATCAAACAAAGCTAATCCATCAGGCATAGCTACATTAAGATAAACCATTTCGTATATTGCTCTACCACCTGTAGTTTCTGCTGCTCTCTTTCTATCCATTAACCACTTGTACGTTCTCTTTCCACCCCACAACATACAATCTACGTGTTCTTCTTCATTCCAGTCTGGCAAGTTACAAGCTGTGTCATGTGCTTCTTCTACAGTTGTAGTCCAACTTTGGTTCTCTAAAAGATGTGAATACAAATCATCATAATGCTGTCTTGAACCGATAACGACCATAGCTGTGTGTTCCTCTTTACGACTAGATAGTGTTGTTGTCCACCAACTTCTAGTGTTTTCTCTTGATGAAGGTTGCATAGTTGAGTTATGGTCCTCAATGTCATCAGCAATAATTATGTCACAGTCACGAGAAAGTATCTTACCACCTCTACCAATGCCAACCATTGTCGGTGACTTAATACCAGTAACTGTTCTTGTACCTACAGTAAAACCATTTTGTGACCAAGACTTACCTGTACGAGATGTAGGTTTAAATTTTGCACCAGGTCCACATATCTCTTCTATCAGTAACTCGTTACTTTCTAGTTGGTCAAGTACAGAACCTACTGCATTCTTAGCAATCTCTTCGTTACCACCTACCCATAAAATACGTATGTTTGGATTTTTACAAATAAGCCATACTGCAAAGTGAATTAACAAATCTGTTTTACCATGTCGTGGTGGAGAAAGTATCATGTGCTGTCCACCATTATCTATAGCATTCATAATCTCACCTATCCATTTGTGATGAAAGTCTGGTGTTTCGTATGCTACACCTTGTTCTGTCTGGAAATATCTCTGTCTAAAATCATCAAAGTCTGCTAATGACTTTTCTGCTACTTGTGGTAATGACCATTTATCTTGTTCTTGTTTGCTTGTTAAATCTTCTATGTATGCAGAGTATGCCATAGATACTGCACCTTGTGTTGTGCCTAATATATCTGCAACTTCTTGCATTGTTATTTTCTTTGTATAGATATCTGCAGCTAAACCTGATTCGACTATGTCGTTATAGACTTGTCCTCTACGTGCTTGTACATTTGTTTTTTGACTAGGTATATCTAGTACATCATCTTCTTGTGTCCACTCTTTACCTGCTTTTCTAGCACGTTTCTTTTGCATATTAATTCTATTAGAACAACGTGTAGAACAAAACTTACGTTTTTTAGGTGGTAGTGGTCTATGGCAACCTGCTGCATAACATAACTTTTTATCTACCATAATTACTACACTCTTTATTTTTGCAAACTACTTTGCTATCTACAATATTTAAAACCTTTCCACATACTGGACAGGTTAATTTAATACTCAATTATTTTTTCTTATTCTTTGTTTTTGCATAATATGCTTGTACTTGTTTCAGGGTCATCTTTTTACCACTAGGTGAATAATAATACTTACCTCGTTTAGTAAAAGGCATAATTACATCTTCTTAGATTTTTTCTTACCACCTTTTTTGGCGTAAGATTTCTTTTTACCATATTTGTTTATTGGCATAATAACTCCTGTTGTTTATTACCACCCACTATAACACAAAACCCTGCCGAAGCAGGGTCTTGTCGTACAGTCTGTCCATTTACTGTGTGAGTTTTGTAGGCAGTTGTTTCCTCAATTAAAGGTCCTCACACCTACGCCACTCTATGAAAGAATACGAATCAAAGTCAACCTTATCCATACATAACAATCCTGCGAACTGCCTCGTGATGTTTAAGCTATCTTTCTTTTCATATCTTTACGCATACCCCTATGCGTATCTAGGACTTTCCTAGATACGAGTAGTATAGCTACCCCCCCGAATTAGCTAGTGTGTAAAAAAAATTTTTTTTTAAACAAAGGTTGTCATTATCCAGTTAGATAGAACATACCCTCTATTGCTAGAGGGTGTTGTTCTCAATCAGAAAGGAGTAAACAATGAAACCTAGAAAGGTTGATGTTTACCTGTTTAGTATAACATACTTAAAATATAATGGGGTTTATGTTGAATGTTCGTAGGCGAAAGGAGGAAACTCCTACTATACACAAACCCCATTAGTTAAATACTACCATTTAAAACAAAAGGTGGTATAGTTACGAAACAAGCAAGATTTCCTTCCTGCTTTCAGAAAAGGATATTTGATAATAGACATCAATTAAGTGGACTAGCAGGACCATGATAACTAGGGTAAAAGCCTATTACTTCACATATTTATTTGTTACTAAACTTTAGTTCATTCTGGTTGGGAGGGAGTGACACAGGGTTAGCTGTACTCTCTATGTTAGTGTTAACTTAATAAAACTTACTTTAAAAAAACACCTTACTTACTGTTGTGGTACACCACTATATATAGTACCACCATATTTAGTACCTACTTAACAGCATATTCTTAGAGGGTGTACACAATAAAAGAGCGCGCCCCACATTTAACCCCCCTATGTGAAAGCCCACCAAATTATTGCGTGTGTGCGTGGTAGACCTAATCCATATTGCTACACATACTATATGTTGTGCATACATTATGTAGTGATACGAGATATAGTGTACCTACTTTGTTTAAATACTAGGGATATATAGTTAACTTAGTTCTTATCGAAGGTAACTCAATTAAATCTGTGATAGAAAATCAAACGAAGGCATAAAAGAAAAGACACCTGCGTTAACAAGTGCCTTCTCTCTGCGTTGGTTGGTTGTGCGTTACATAAGATTTGTTTTCAACTTAGTGTTATCTTGTTGTAGTTCTGCAATCTTGATTTGCATTGTGCATATATCAATGTTCAATAAACATATATCAATGTTGTTACTAATCAACTGCATTTTATTAAATTCAACTGGAGTAAATCTTTTAGTGTTACTCCAATCGACTTCTGCATTGTTGTTAAGCTCTTGTCTTTCTTTTTTGTAACGTTCAAGATTTTCTTTCCAACTTTCTTTATGAGATTTCCACGCACTAACATCAACTGTCTTAGCTTTACTCATTATTCAC